GATTCTGATTTGATTTTATCAGTCACCATTTTTCCAAAATCTTTTATAACAGCCCGATAGAAGGCGGTGTACCAAACCTTCCAATCTCGCCTTGCTAAATCTTTAAATTTGTTGCCTATTTTATCAAGAAACGCTCTGTCTCCGTCATTTGCTCCACGGATGGCATCCTCAATCTGTTTGTAGTGCTTTCTAAGGATTTTTTCAACAACATTATGATTAGTTTTTTCCCATCGTTCACGACGCTTTAAGAAGGCGTTTACGTATGCGCTCGAATCCAACTCAGCTTTTAGCGCCTTAAAATCTATGTCAATCGCAGGAATTCTTTTAGGCTCTGGCTCATCAGGAGGAGTTTCTTCTCCTGCCTGGGTGTCAGTATTGTCTATGGGCTTTCCGCTTTGGCTCATGAGTATCACGTTCGCAGGCTGATAAAAAACATCTCCTCCAGGCACTGATTCAAGCCCTACTAATTCTCTTGATTCGTTTAACGTCATATATCCTGCTTTAAGTCCTGTATCTGCTCGCTTGTAAAGTGATTCCTGAGCTTCCTGCAATGCTTGAATGTTTTCAAGATCATAATCAACATAAACACCTTCGCCCCAAGCGATTGAAATCGCCTGGTTGAACCTATCTCTGAATCCACGCAAAAGTGGTATATTTGTTTGGTGCCAAAATGTTTTTTCAGCTTGTTCAAAATTACTATATGTAGCATTATCAAGGATTCCAGCAATAACCGGCGGTACGCCAAAAACAGCACATATTTCCTCACGATTTAACTTGCGGAGTTGCAGAAAATCAGTATCCTTTTGACTGAGCATCATTTGCGTCCATTTAAGCCCGCCTTCAAGCACCCATGGCTTGTGGACATTATCAATTCCCTGCCAATTGTCTTTGATTTCAGTCTGTAGAGCTTCAAAACTTTCTTCGGTCAGCGTTTGATCTGTTGAAAGTAACCCGCTTGGAGTCGCCTGATTTTTAAAAAAATTCCTATTCCAATCGAGAATATAATTTTCAGTATCAATTGTTTTACCTGCAGCTTCAATCGGGCTCATGCCGTAGTAATCATTCGTCGGATTGAACATTTTAAAATGAGAGATATTAGCAGGCGGTATGTTATAGGTTTCTCCAGACAGAGAATACACGTATTTTTGAACACGCCCATCTGAGGCAGGCACGATTTTAATTCTGTCAGGACGCAGCCAGTTCATCTCTACCGGCTGTTTATAATCGCCCTTCTCAAGATATGCATTTCCAGAAATGAGAAAATAAATTATATATGATTCAACGAATTGCACCCATGATTGATATTCGTTCGGCGCACGCATGAGCTTTGATAACGGATGATTAACAACTTCTTCTTTATCGCCCTTACTTGTGTCCCGGTAAACTCTGAATGGTACTGCCGACACTCGATTTGCTATCTCACGAATACATCGATAAACCCAAACAACACGTTTGTATCCTTCATTTGCAAAAGTTTCATAATTGTATTCTGTGCTTTGTTCTATCCCTTTTTCCCAATTCGGAATGAGCCAGTAAAATGGATTTGTTTTTTTAAATTGCATGGCTTTATGAATTTGCATCTTCGTTGTATCTTGCCAAAGTTGATCGGGTTTTTTATGAAATAAATTTTTGAAGAAATTAATCATTATTTCCTCTTTTAGTTTATAATCTTCGAAACCGTGGACGTGGCTTCATTGTGATTCTATCAATTGTAGCATATCGCAAAGCGTCCATCAAGTGATTAAACTCACCATCCGGCTCATTGAGATACTCACCCTCACGGGTTTTTTTGAAGCAGTAGTTAGAAAGTTCAATCTCAGTGTTCTTGCACGCAGGATGAACTATTATCTGATAATCTTGAATCGCTTGAATGCCATGCATTACAGAATCTCGCCCTTTAACTGCTCCGTCAATCCTGGCTATTCCCAGCCGTTTTATCTCATCAATTGATTTCGGCTCCGCCGAATCCGCTATAATGCGTTCTTTAGCATAGCCCTTGTATTTAATCATCTCGGCGATTGCGCCGTTGGACATTCCTTGTTTGTAAAATTCATCATGAATATATAGCTGTCGTTTATCTGGCAGAATTATACTAGCCACGAAGGCAGATGGATCAACGGTATATCCAAAATCAAGACCAAAGGCAGAAAGAGCGCCAGGTTCCTTTTTGATATTTTCGATGTCAAACTCCTGCACCTTCCAATTCTCGTATATCAACCCTTCAGAGATTCCCCATTCGCCATCCGCTTCAATGCGCCTCCGGCGTGGCGATAGATTCGAATAATACTCCTCATCATCCCTGCCCAGGAATTCATTGTTGCGGTAGGTCGTAGTAAGCGCCAGAGTGTTAGCGTCCGGAGCATCAAAGAACCTGCGCTTCAGCCAATGCTTATCGCTCCACGGATTGAAAGTAAAAGTTAGTTGTTTGAAATATCCATCCGGTAGATCCCCTCGGATAGTGCCGTCGATAATATCAACGTCCCGTTCACTTTTAATCTGATACGCTTCCTCGAACCAGACCCAGCAGAGAAATCCTTGGTCAACAGTTATTGACGTGGTTGACGTTGGATCGTCAAGACCCCGGAAGAGTATCTTCTGTCCGGTAGGTTTATAAATTGCCTCCAGAGGAGACAATTTAAATTGCCAGAGATTATATACATTCAGGCGTCGGGCTGCCCATTTGAGCTGTGCAAACGTTGAATCCTTGTGGTCAACAAAATACTTTCTGACCACCAAGACATTCGCCTGAGGCATACGCATTATATGATAAATAAGCCACAGGGCTGTTGTCGTGGATTTCTTTGACGCACGCCCGCCCTTAACGGCTCGATAGCGTCCTCGGAAGTTCCAAAAACGATTATAGCCACCGCCTATTGTTTTGTGAATATCAAGGTCTTTCCAAACGATTTTATCCCTGTCATTATTAGTCTTCGTTAGGCACATTATCAATAAACCTTATATGATCAGTGTTTTCGTTTTGCGTTTTATCGGTGAATAATATGTATCGCTTGCCGAGCAATTCCGCCGCTTTCACCTGCTCCTTAATACTTGGCGTCTTTTCCGTTCGAAAGACATCCCCGTGCATTCCGAAACCAACAATTTCTTCGGTGAGTTCACCACGGAGGACTGATGTTAGGTGTCGCAGGACTTCCTCGGCGGAAGCTATTTGTTGAGTATCTCTCTCTTTAACTAGAGCATCGATATATGGCTTCACCCGTCTATTTCCGAGTAACTGCCTTGCGTTTGCTTCAGCAATCACCCTGCTTGATGATTTGTAACCTGCATCAATATAAGATTGTGTCGCATTCCCTGTTTCAATGTATTTATGAACAAAAGTTCTCTGCCTCGGTGTTAACCCTTTTTCCTTCTTTTCATTGTCCTCCACATTAAAACACCGCCTTTAAAATACCCCTACTCCGAAATCAAAAAACCGCCCGGTTTAAGAACGGCAATATACGACTCAATTATATAGTAACATATTCATTTATCAAATGCAATATTTAAACCTCAAAATCATTAATATTATTTTGCCCAGGTTGCCATTTTCTTTTCCTTTTTCTGCTTCGTCCCTTACGATCCGCTTTTTTCTGCCCCCTGTTCTCATCCTCCCGCAGGCAATCCCGAATATCCTTCATCTCCTGCTCCTTTGCGATTCTCCACCAAAGTAGTTTTGATCTTTTGCGCATACCATCCGGAAGAAGAGGCGGATTAAATTCCGTCAGACAATTCGGACAATATTTAATCGGCTGAAACTCAGGAAGAAGATTAATCGGCATCGTTGCGCCAGTCCATGAAAATGTATGAGTATGATTGCATTGAGATTGATATATTCCGTTATCAACCATCACCGGACATTGCCCGGAGACAGAGATTGTGATGTTTTTAGCGCCGGCAGGCGCATTCACATGAACAGTATCCCAGTCGAAATAATAGGTGTCTGGTTGATCTATATGACAATCTTTATGATCTGTCAATTTATCCTCCTTTTATTTTTTATATAAAATATCCAATTTCTTCACCACATGGATAAATGTACAATTTATATTTTTTTAACAAATATCTGAGGTTACTTGTTCTCCGTAATTTTCTTGTTTTTTTGTTAACTTCAACTTTCGGCATCATCCACATTATACCACCTACTAAATCTTATTGGAATACCTAACACCGTTGCATTCAGCCGACACTTCAAAAAGAACCTCTCTTTTATTGTGCCTTATCGTTGAAAACTCATAAGACACTCCACTATTTTTAATTAATCCAATTGATTTTAAACATTCGTCAGGATAATTCGTTTTACCTTGCGGCTCTCCAATAATATCAAATGCTATAACGCCATTGTAAATATACCTATGATCAAGTTTTAAATCCATGGCAATATAATCAATCAATCTCTCAGTAATTAATAATTTCGAGAGAATCAGAGGATTTGTACCATTTGTATCAAGTTTCACCAAATACCTCATGCTTTTAATCTGCCTGATAAAAGATATGATATCCTCCTGGATCGTCGGCTCCCCGCCGGAGATAACAACGGCTTCAATAAATTTTCTATTATTTTTTAAATATCCGATAATTTCGGATAGTTCAAATTTGCCGGGTTCGTTCACATCTATTAATTCCGGATTATGGCAAAATGGACATCGAAGGTTACAGCCCTGCGTAAATACCACAGATGCGATTTTACCAGGATAATCTGATAGTGAGATTTTTTGAAAGCCTCCGATTTTCATACTTTAAAAACCTTCCTTTCCTTATATTCGCTCTGCTTCCCCTTATTCCATTGCCTGACGGGTCTATGATAACCCATTACCCTCGACCAGACCTCACAGGATGAATTACACTCCGGACAGGTTTGAACCTCGCCTGGAAGGTATCCGTGTGCCGGACAAATACTGAATGTCGGCGTGATTGTCAGATATGGAATTCTATAGTTTTCGCAGACTTTTTTTACCAAGTTGCGGCATGCCCTCCAGTCAGGCAAGCGTTCTCCGAGAAAAATATGAAAAACTGTCCCGCCAGTATATTTCACCTGCAATTCTTCCTGGTGATCCAGAGCCTGGATGAGATCATCAGTATATCCTACTGATAATTGTGTGGAGTTCGTATAATATGGAGCGTCTGGAGTGCCGGATTGAATTATTTCCGGGTATTGTTTCAAGTCTTCCTTTGCGAATCTATATGTAGTACCCTCCGCAGGCGTGGCTTCCAGGTTATAGAGGTTTCCGGTTTCTTCCTGGAAGTTTTTCAATTTATTCCTCATAAGATCGAGAACATCAAGCATAAACTCTTTACTCTCGTAGTGAGAAATATCTTCTCCTATAAAATTCAGGCAACACTCATTCCCTCCGTTTATTCCGATTGTCGAAAAATGATTCCTAAGCGATACTAAATAACGTTTCGTAAACGGCAACAATCCAGAATCGACATAACTCTGCACAACCTTACGCTTGATTTCCAGCGCCGTTTTGGCCACATCCATGAGCCTGAACAGATTGATAGTAAACTCTTCCCTATTTTTTGACGCATGCCCCAGTCTTGCCAAATTAATTGTAACAACGCCGACGCTTCCAGTCATTTCCGCAGATCCAAACAACCCACCTGTGAGGTTCTGCCTCAATTGTGTGAGATCAATATTGAGCCGACAACACATGCTCCGGACATCTCCAGGATTAAGATTTGAATTGACAAAATTCTGGAAGTAAGGTGTTCCATATTTTGCAGTCATTT